CGGCATTTTGCATTTTAATAAAGAAGATAAAACATGAAAGTAAAATTTATAAGCCTGGCGAGTGGCAGTAGTGGAAACTGTTATTATCTGGGTACCGAAACTTATGGGATACTGATAGATGCAGGAATTGGTATACGTACAATCAAGAAAGTACTGAAAGATTATAATATCCTGATGGATAGTATCCGTGCGGTATTTATAACCCACGATCATGCTGACCACATTAAAGCAGTGGGTAATCTGGGAGAAAAAATGAATATTCCTGTTTATACAACCGCACGTATTCATGCCGGAATTAATCGTAGTTATTGTATGACAGAGAAACTCAGTTCGTCAGTCCGTTATTTGGAAAAGCAGGAACCCATGATGTTGGAGGATTTTCGTATCGAGTCTTTTGAGGTGCCACATGATGGAACGGACAATGTAGGATATTGCATTGAGATTGACGGCAAAGTCTTTTCTTTCTTGACGGATCTTGGGGAAATTACTCCTACGGCTGCCCGTTATATCAGTAAAGCCCATTATCTGATACTTGAAGCCAACTACGATGAGGAAATGCTTAAGATGGGTCCTTATCCTCAATATCTGAAGGAACGGATTGCGAGTAGGACCGGACACATGAGTAACTCTGATACGGCGGAGTTTTTGGCGGAAAATATCACTGAACATTTGCGATATATTTGGTTGTGTCATTTAAGCAAAGACAATAATCATCCGGAATTGGCTTTCAAAACAGTAGAATGGAAATTAAAGAACAAAGGAGTAATCGTCGGCAAAGATGTGCAACTGCTTGCTTTAAAGCGAAATACACCTTCCGAGCTCTATGTGTTCGAATAAAAGCGGAAAAAAGATAGTAAAAAAGCTGCATTATTGTTTGGTCAAATAAAATAAAAGACCTACTTTTGCAACCGCAAACGAGGAAATAAGCACTCTTAGCTCAGTTGGTAGAGCAACTGACTCTTAATCAGTGGGTCCAGGGTTCGAATCCCTGAGGGTGTACAAATCCAAAGTTGCAATATAAAAAATGTTGCACTCTTAGCTCAGTTGGTAGAGCAACTGACTCTTAATCAGTGGGTCCAGGGTTCGAATCCCTGAGGGTGTACTAGGAAAAAGGAGGTTTTTACCTCCTTATTTTGTTGGTTTACAGCAGATTAATTGAATAGATGTTATATAAATTGACATCTAAAGGAGTATCAAAAGATAGTACTAATTACGTCAAACTATGACAAGGTATAGTAAATAGTGACATATTTGTGATACCAATGCGATACTAGGGGGTGATACCGGTGTGATACCAATGTGATACCCGGTGTGATACCAGACGTAAATCTTCCCAATTTCTCCTTATCTACATTTATCAATCATACTTAAAGTAAAAGTATGAACAATGTATCTGTACGGCTCGTCTTTGATAGAAAGCACGTAGCCACCAAAAAACGTCAATCCTCCGTACAAATGGAGGTTACTTATCAGCGGAAACGCAAGTATGTCGGAACTGGCATAAAACTCTATTCCGACCAGTGGGGCAAAGACCTGAAAGTTAAAAATCACCCCCAGTCATTAGTGTTCAACCAAAAGTTGAATGATATGGTGTCTGGGATATATGATTTTGTCTATCAGCTCTCTTCTCAAAACATTCCTTTCACCTTTGAAAGATTGGAACGGTATTTGAACAATTCGGAATCCGGAACCACAAATTCATTTCTGTCCTTTATGGAGAAACGGATATACGAACGGCAAGTTGCTGATTCAACGAAGCAAAGGCAGAAGTGTGTACTAAAAGCACTGAAAGAATTTGGCAGGATTAAAGATTTTACTGATATTTGTGACGAAAATATCAGAGCATACGATGAATTCGCCAAAAAACGATGCAAATGCCAGTCTTCGGTATATAATTACCACAAGATACTGAAAGTATTTGTAAGAGAGGCGTACGCGGCTCATTTGATTTCAGAGAATCCATATCAGAATTTCAAATTAGATCGCGGCAAACGTGTAGCAAGAAAGTTCTTGACTAAAGAGGAGCTAGCTAAACTCGAAACTAAACAGATTGATGATATGTGCCTGAATCGTGTGAGAGATCTTTTCCTGTTTTGTTGCTATACTGGTTTGGCGTATGCGGATTTGGCAATTTTCAACTTCAAAGATGCTATAATGACAGACGGAATGTATAGAATACGAGATGAGAGAATAAAAACCGGAACTCCTTATAATATATCACTCATGGATAAAGTCATGAATATATTAAAGAAGTATGAGTTTAAGTTGCCTGTTATATCTAACCAGAAGTACAATTCATATTTAAAAATTCTGGGGGCGTTCTGTGAAATAAAGAAGAAGCTGACGAGTCACGTTGCCCGGCATACCTTTGCCACTACTGTTGCATTAGCCAATGGGGTGAGGATTGAGGTTATTAGCAAAATGCTTGGACATACGAATATCCAGACCACGCAGCTATATGCGCATATATATCAGGCTGAAGTAGACAAAGAGTTTGAACGACTTAACAATATTGTATGAAGGTGAAACTTGTCACTGTAAGAGAAGCAGCTGATTTTCTTCGTATATCTTACAGAACAGCTCAACGATACTTGGCTGAAGGAAGAATACCGTACACCAAGCCAGCCGGTAGAGTATTGATAAAGGAGCAAGACTTGATGAACTTCGTCAATATGACGAATAGATAAAAATATATGCCTCGGTTACTTTGCACTGTGTGTCATTTATGACTTACCAAAATAGGTAAAAGCCCAGATTACTGTTTTGACACATGGTATTCACCCTAAGTGACCGGGGTTTATTATAAAATATGTATTTCAATATTAAAGTTGCGGAATACCTACGCTCGTCTTACAGGGCCGTTCAGAGGTATTTGGCAGATGGGAGAATCACATGTACTAAGCCTGTCGGGAAAATACTGATTAATGAGCAAGACTTAATTGATTTTGTACAGATGAAAAGAAGATAAAAAAGAAAGGCTACTATGAAGTAGCCTTTTTCTTTTCTCCCAAATCAAATAAAACCTTCTCAAAATGAGGCTTATATTTTTCGGGTGTATCATCACTCTTATACATTGCATATATTAGATTCTCATATTCAGCATCATTCAATTTACAAACTACTTTAGGAGAGTTGAAGCTTGATAAAAGGTCTGTTTGCTCCCCGTCTTTAAAGCAATAGTCAAATCGAACAACCGTTTGAACCGGGAAATGATAATCACTGCCATCTGGCGCTACTCCTACACACACACTGGTCAAGAATACATAAGAAATAATTTCTTTTTCTTTGTTTTTAATCGCTCCATGTGTTACCTGCTCCAACGGTACTCCTGCACGATCTTGTGATGTAGTAAAACATGCCACTACACTTAATTCTTTGCTTCTATATAAAGATATTAAAAACTTTTCCTTTGGAGGGTTTGTGATTTTACTAAAGCCGTAAACTACATTTCTTGGTGATAACATCTTTATTACATTAACACATAATAGCAATTTCATAAGCGTCATTGTAAACGCTTATCTTTTCTTCATCTCCCTCTATTAAATCCTTTAAATTTAATTTTATATCAGAACGCCCATTAGAAGATTTAAAATTAGGATTATATTTCTTTTTGGCAATATCCCATAATCCTCCAGGTTTATGTGTTATCTCTGATAAGTCATCAGCAGATAATTGTCCGTATTTGTCAATAATAGAATCTATAAGTCTCAATTCTTTCTTACTAAATTGAATAGAACTTTCGTTTTTATCTACAAATGGGGTAATAATTACTTTTTCTTCTCTGTTTCTGTGAACACTAATGTATTTAGAGAAAATTCCCCCTCTATCCTTAATCTCATAAATACAAGGGGCTACAGGTCCTTTCTCCCAAGCATAGTATGTTAGCCAAGTAACAGATATACCTCGTGAACGCACTGACTCTTCATCTATTAAGAAGACTAATTTTATTAGTTTTCTAAGATTAATATCTTCAATTTTAGATGAAATGTAAGCTAATAAATTTCCAATTTTAGAGTTGTTCATAATTTTCTAATTTAATAAAATCCTGTATCTGTGATACTTAAATAGGATTTATTTAGCATTATGATATTGTTCATTATTTATTTAATTGTGCAAAGATACAACATTAGTTTTACTTTTTCTTTCAGCATCATTAAAATTATCTTTATCAGCACTACTTTTAACACAATTAATAGAAGTAAGTTCAGTATCTACAGCATCATTAACTAGAATACGATGAGCAACATCACTATTACCCACCGTATCATTTAGTCTAAGAGTAGTACTTACAACACTCCTAACAGAAGTCCTATGACTCCCCAGATTATATCATGCCAATCAGCTACTCCTTTCCTTATCCATTTGTCTAAAACAACTTCTTTGGCGACAAGTATAATCAGAGTGATTAGTATGGCACTCCAAACAGGTATAAGGTATTTGAGTACATCATAAATCAAGATGCCGGCAATCAGATGCTGGGCACCATCCATTCTCATGTGGTTAAAGCAGAACTCATCTATTTTCTGCCTAATTTTTTTTAGAAAATCCATGTAATTTTTGAGGTTAATTTTTAATTTTGAGATTCTGTTGTCATATTAAAACCGTTTCATACATGCCAAGGGTTTTGATATGGGTCATAAGATGTTTGAAAGGTTGCCATCTGCCAGTCTGTAAGAGGCTCTTTCTTATTATCAATTTTTCTCGGAATTTGAGGATTTAATTTTAGCCTGGAAGCGTCTTTTAGCCATTGCATAGAATGGTCGTAGTCATCTATTCGTACAGTACTGATATTGTTAGGAGAAATCAGTTTGTGCAACTCGTATAATGACAGTTGAACCATGTGACGTTTCAAGTTATAGTTTCTTGGGTCATGGTATCTGATATTCCTTTCCAGTTCCGGTACATCAGCATTGGGATTGATTATAGGGTAATAAATTTTTCCTTTATATTCTACATATTCGTGTTCTGACAACTCATAAGAATTGAGTGAAGGATCATATTCTCCAATCATCCCCCAGCAGTCAGACTCCATTGGATTGACCAGACAGTCATAATTATCCATTGTTAGCAAGGTGAAGAATTTGCCTTCATATTCTACAACTTCCCATTCATTGTATGGAACAGTGTCCCACTTGTATGTATCAACCATTTCCCAGGCATTAACTTCCGGAATACGAATATCGTTGAAGTCTATGCCATTGGCGATGTCACATATATATGTCCGTCCTAAGAACTTTGTCACATCTCCGGGACGATAGTTTTTCATCTGGCTGTATTGTTCTATTTTTTTCAGGTCAAGTATCTCTTCTGTTTCGTGCCAATAAGATATAGGACAAGGAGCTTTGTAGCCATTGATAGCTTGAATTACCTCGCATATTTTCCCGTCAAGGTAAAAATGACATCCTATAGGATAACTGATTCTTCGATCATATTCAAAGATGAATTTACCTCGATTTAGTTCGCGTTCAATTTCATAATTTTCAGTAAGGTAATCCATAATAGATGCTTCAGCGGCTTGTTCTGCCTGCACAAAACAAATATTTTTCCCACGGGTAAGCTGCGATAAAGCATCCTCCGTAATGATACCCAGATAATCATTTTTGTTTAAAAACCTTCTATACATAATTAATATTCAAAAGTGTTATAGACTGGTGCTGTATATGTTTCAATTGTTGTCTTTTGATTTTGGAACCGTCTCCATGAGTCACAGAGAAACAATACTAATACATAATCCAAGATGTCCGATAAGTGCCCATATTTTTCTTCTTTTCCACCGGTTTTGGGGTTTAATACTTTTTTCTTGGATTTGGTGCCGTCAGAGTTCTTCTGCTGATATATCATATCTTCAGTAAATTTACGACACCGTAGGTCTGCCATGAATTTCCAACCGTCAAACCCGTTTAATATAGCGTTGACAAACTCCAACCGGGTACTTTGTGGCGGCTGCTTCTGAAGCAATTTTATACGTGGCCTTAGTACATTGTTTTTCATATTGTCCACTATAATAGTATAGTTGTTGACACCTTCTTCTGTTTGCGTGCTACGTGCTAATCCTGCTGGGTCTCCTGTTATAATTATTCCGCCTATATGCTGATTCTGGAGGTGTTTGTCTCTTATTTTTTGAGATAATTTGGGGGTATTGTTTTCTTTGTTCTCTGGTTTACCTAAGTTTTCTTCCAGCAGATATATTTCTTTCTTTTCATAATTAATCTGCAACTCCATCTCACTCATATATGGAGCGACATTAAAGTCCCATCCTGATATGATTGGCTTCATCGGATCATAAACTTTTTCCCGTAACCGTTCAATAAGATGTTTTTCGCCATCAAAATTCCAATATGCAGCCATAAGGTTTGAATCAACAAAATCCCAGTTCCCATATAAAAGCCTTTCTCGTGTTGCTCGATCTGTAATTTTGTTTAATGCTGCAACATAGGTCTGTACAAACTGAATATCCGGATTATCAAAAACAGAGAATGGTACGTATGCTTCGCCTTCTTTGCATAATACAGGATTTCCTTCATCGTCTTGAACAAAACGCGAACGTACCCAATTGATGCAAGGGTTGGTTGACATCATCATTCTAGCAGTTTTAAATGTTTCTGCTGTGCGCCAACGAAGACGAGAAAATAATACCTCAATAGCTCTTTCTGAAATCTCTGATACCTCATCTATGAATGCAATAGTATATTCTGAAGACCCGAAACGTTCAAAGTTTGGATCTGAAGGTAAGTCAACCATTTCTTGCATGATGATGACTGAATCATTCCAAAATGTCAATATCCCATCCAGATTGTTTATTTTGTAATTCACCCCTTCTTTTAGCCCCCATTCCTTACATACTTTCTTTATGGTATTCCAAGTAGAACCTTTCAAGCTCTTTAAGGTTTTACGAGCTACAACGGCACGTATATCTGGAAATCTCATACAGCTACTAACAAGCCAGCAGCTTCCTAAATAAGATTTTCCACCTCCGGCTGCACCACCTCCTAAAATAAGTTGTGGTAAATTTTCAGAGCCGCATGATGTGCAATATGGTTTATATTGTGGATTTCCTTTAATATCATGTCCGACCATTTTTTGTGATATATGCCCTCCACAATGAGGGCAATAGTCGGGTTGAAGTAATTTCCATAATTCATATTGTTTGGGAGATGGCTTGAAATCAATTTTTATGTTTGGTGCTTTTAATCCTACAGCCATATTGTTAATTTAAAACAATAAATGGGAATCCGTACAGTAAGACAGATTCCCATTCGTATGGAAGATATGATTGTGAGTAAAGAAGTAAGAAATCAATTTTGTGCTTCGTTATAGATGCGTTCAACTACAGCCCACATTTCATCTGGCATTTGCTGTTCTGCAATAGCTTCACAAGACCTACGCATATAATCCAGTTCTTCTTTAGAAAATTCTACCACTAATGGGGTTTCTGCGTCTTTTTGAACGTTCCATTCAATTCGCTTTTCTTCCTTTTTTTCGACTATTTCATAGTCCTTTCTGTCTTGCTCTGAAATAGCAATTTTCCGGGCGATAGACTTTTTCAAATTAAAATCCATAAAATTTCCTCGTTCTGGAAAAATAGAAGGAATAAGCAATCTATCTTTAATATGTAAATCCATAACTTCTTAATGTTTTATCAAGAATAGTCTTTTGTTATAGAGGTGGTTGTTATAAATGATATGATTTTTTGATTTTAACAAGAAATATTGTTATTAGCATTGTAATTATTGCCGATAGATAAATTTTATC